CAGAAGAGATAATTTTTATGATGGAAATGAAGAACTTATTGTATATATTAATCAAACACTAGGTTCATCATATCCAACACAAACTGGTACTTCTTTAGTTAAAGTTAAAAGATTTCATTGTAATGGCTATTTAGATTCCAACAAAAATGTCATGGATAATGCAAAAGAACTTCTTGCAAATATGCGTGGTATTTTTCTTTATATAGACGGTAAATATGAGTTATCAATAGAAGATACAGGAACATCTACATTTAGCATTACTGACAATCATATAATTGCTGATGCTGGCATATCAGTTGATTATGGAAATAAAGATAAAAAAGCTAATAAAGTTATTGTTGAATTTTTTAATGCTAATAAGAAATACGAACTAGATACAGCTACTGTTTTACATGATGCAAATCCTGAATATTATTCAGATGATGGTGATGAGATATTAGAAATAAAGGCTGAGTTCCCTTATATAAGTGACCCTTATATAGCCTATAACATGGGCAAGGCAATTCTAACTAGAAGTAGAAATCAGACCACTATGCAGTTCTTAGGAACTCCTGAGATGTATAAGCTAAATGTGGGAGACATAGTAGACTTAACTTATGCTGGTTTAGGGTTCTCAGGTAAGATTTGTAGAGTAGAGGCATTAGAATTACAGTCTAATGGATTAGTTGCTGTTAGCTTAATAGAATATTTTGATGTTTATACATGGGAAGTGCCACCTCAAGAACCAGTAGAAGAGTTAGCTAACCTACCTTCTGCTTATGCAGTTAAAGCTCCAACAGGATTAGCATTTACTGATACCGATTCTAGTTCTACAGGCAGACCATTCTTATCTTGGGATGAGCCAACAGATTTTCCTGATTATCAATACAGAGTTAATGTGGTAGATGGTTCGGGCAATCAGGTTATTAATAGAATAGTAGACGTAGAGAATTGTGATCTTAACTTCTTGCCTGTTGATACTAATTACGTTGCTAGTGTTACTTCACTTAATACATTAGGCACAGAATCAAATCCAGCGACTTTAACCTTTACTATTGGTGATGCTCCAGCAGGAACGCCTGATATAAAAAATGAAGCTATTACTGAAGACAAGTTAGGTGATGGCTCTGTTACTAATATAAAAGTAGCAAATTTAAGTGCTGGGAAAATAGATACTGGTGAGCTTAATTTAGGTCAAGAATCAGGAATGGCTGTAAGGCAAACTAAAACTGGTTACACATCTACAGCAACAGGTTTTTGGTTAGGTAATGATGGTGGTACTCCTAAATTTAATATAGGTACTAGCACTAACTACTTAAAGTTTGATGGTACTGATTTAGATATATCAGGAGAAATATCTGCTACTACAGGCTCTATTGGTGGTTTCAGCGTTGGTTCTAATTCATTAATTGCAGGAACAGGCACTTCAAGAATATCCCTATCTACAGCAGATGGCATACATCTAGGAAATAACACTTTTGCATCTGCACCATTTAGAGTAGCCTTAGATGGCTCTGTAACTGCTACAAATGCAACTATTACAGGAGCATTAACTTTAACAAATATAGATGGTGTTACTGTTACTTATACTGCCGGTAGTTTAACTGTTGGCACTATTGGTGCTAGTAATCTTGGAAATGATGCAATATTTCCAGCGACCTTAAGATATGAAAGAACTAACTCAACCACTGCCCCATCAAATTCAGAATTCAATACAGCTTTTGGTAGAGACCCTAAAAATAATGACATAGTGGTTGTTGTTAGAACAGATACTAATATACAAAAAGCATATAAACATAATGGTACTGCTTTTGCTGTAGTTAATAATTATATAGATGGTGATTTAATTGTTGATGGAACCATATCAACAGACCAAATAGCAGCTAATGCTGTTACTGCAAATGAAATATTAGTCACTAACTTAGCAGCCATATCTGCAAATATGGGTTCTATCACATCAGGTAGTATTGATATAGGGTCAGGTACTTTTACTGTTGATACTTCAGGAAATATGGTAGCTACAAGTGCAACTGTAACAGGTGCTATAACAGCTACAAGTGGTTCATTTACTGGTTCATTAACATCCTCATCAGGAACTATAGGTGGCTTTACTTTAGGTACAACTTCTCTAGTAGCAGGTAGTGGCACATCAAGGGTTTCTTTAAGTACAGCAGATGGTATTCATTTAGGAAATAACACTTTTAGTTCTGCACCTTTTAGAGTTACGAGATCAGGTGATTTAACTGCTACAAATGCAACTATTACAGGAGCATTAACTTTAACTAATATTGATGGAACTACAGTAACTTATACAGGTGGCAATCTAGGTGTCGGAACTATTGGCAGTGGTAATTTAGGTTCTTCTGCTATATTCCCAACAACATTAAGATATGAAAGAAGCAATGCTACTACAGCACCTTCTGATTCTGAATTTAATACTGCATTTGGTAGAAATCCAAAAGCTAACGATATTGTTGTAGTTGCAAGAACAGATACTAATGCACAAGTTGCATATAAACATGATGGTAGTTCTTTTTCAGCAGTAAGTAATTATATTGATGGTGATTTAATAGTTGATGGAAGTATTACAACAGACCAATTAGCAGTCAATTCTGTTGAAGCAAATCAAATAAATGTAGGAACTTTATCGGCTATATCTGCAAACATGGGTGCTGTAACAGCAGGTACAATTAATAACACTACTAATACGCCAACAGCAGGTCAAGAACCTACAGGCTCTCAGGCTGGAACAGCAATTGACTTGGCTTCAGGAGCATTTACATTTGGTAATGTTAATGCATTTTTATACTTTAATACTACTGATGGATTAGTTCAGGGTGGTTTAACTCCATTTAGTGATACTGTATCTATTTATTATCAAGGTTCAACAGCACCAGCTTCTCCTAGTGATTCATCTATGACATATGCTAGTACAGGTGCTTTTTCTTTTACTACTAATGCACCTACTGGATGGACATTAGGCATACCTAATACTACTGATAATATTTATGTGGTGCAAGCTAACATTGGTAGAGTTGGAGCTGGAACTGCTAATGCATCATGGGGTGCTGTAAGTTTGCTAAGAGCTGCAACAGTTACAGAAACATCTTTAGCAACATCTCCAGCAGCAATCTCTTTTGCTTATGCAAGTCCAAGTGCTACTTCTCCACAAAGTTACTCTAATAGCTACACTGTAACAGCATCAGGAGCTTATAGTCATTCTGTTGGTATTACTGCAACTGTAGAAAGTGGAACGTGGACATCATTAGATGCTAGTTCTATTACAGTTAGTGAGGTTAGTGGTGACACAGGTCAGTTCACAATTAGCTCAATTACACACCAAAGCAATTTTGAAGAAAAAACATGGTCTTGGACAGTAACGCATACTTTATCAGGTTCAACAGTTAGTCAGTCAACACTTTCAATTAACCCATTACTTTAATAGATTAATATGTATGCACTGCAACAAACACATAAAAACCACAGGATAACGATTTATAAATAGCATATATAGGTATAAAATTAATAAAATATAGGAATTTAATATGGCACAACACGATTACAACATAGCAAACCAATCAGGTGCAGACTTTAGGGCAGATTTAAACAATGCTCTTTTAGCTATTGCAACTGTTAATAGTGGCTCAACAGAACCATCAACTACATTTGCTCATCAATTATGGGTAGATACATCAAGCAGTGTATTAAAGATCAGAAACGCTGCTGATAATGCTTGGATTACTACAGGTGTTAGTATTACTGCATCTAATACATTTACAGGCGATTTAACAGGAAATGTTACTGGTAACTTAACAGGTAATGTTACAGGTAATGTTACTGGAGACTTAACAGGTAATGCAGATTCTGCTGATATATTAACTACAGCTAGAACCATATCTTTATCAGGTGATGTAGTAGGTTCAGTATCTTTTGATGGTAGTACTAATGTTGATATAGATACAGTTGTGCAGATCAATTCAATAACATTAGGAACTGATACTACTGGTGATTATGTTGAATCTATGTCAGGTGGTACTGGCGTAACAGTAACAGGTGGAACTGGTGAAGGTTCTACTCCTAGCATTGCTATAGGACAAGCTGTAGCAACTAGTGATGATGTTACTTTTAATAATGTTACTGCATCTAATGAATTTATTGGTGACATTGATGGTGCTGTTAGATTTACAGCCAAAACTGATGAAGCATTATCTAAAGGTGATGTAGTTTATGTATCAGGCGTTTCAGGAAATACAACAACAGTAGGTAAAGCCAAAGCTGATGATGCTTCTAAGATGCCTGCATTTGGTATGGCTATAGAAGATGCTAATGCTAATAACAATCTGCAAATAGTTACTTTTGGTAATTTAACATCTATAGATACTTCTAATGAGTCAGTAGGTGAAATACTTTATGTATCTACAACAGCAGGTGAATATACAACTACAGCTCCAAGTGGAGAATCAGCACAAATACAAAACATAGGTAAGGTATTAAGAAGCCATCAAAACAATGGCTCTATTAAAGTAGGTGGTGCTGGAAGAAGTAACGCTACTCCTAACTTAGATAATGGCAAGATATTTATAGGTAATGGTTCTAATCAATCAACCACTACAACTTTAGATACTTCTATTGTTGTTGAGAATACTAATCTTTACTATACAACAGCAAGAGCAAATACAGATTTCGATTCAAGATTAGCTACTAAAGATACAGGTGATTTAACTGAAGGTAGCAATTTATATTACACAACAGCTAGAGTTAATTCAGATTTTGATACTAGACTTGCAACTAAGTCCACAACCAATTTAACTGAAGGTTCTAATCTTTACTATACAGATGCAAGAGTAAATTCTGCATTTGATACTAGGTTAGCTACCAAAGATACAGATGATGTATCTGAGGGAACTACTAACCTTTATTACACAACATCAAGAACAAATACAGATTTTGATACTAGGCTTGGAACTAAGTCTACAAGTGATTTAGCAGAAGGCACTAATTTATATTACACAACTGCTAGATTTGATTCTGCTTTTACATCTAAAGATACAGATGATTTAAGTGAAGGAACTACTAATTTATATTACACAACTACTAGATTTGATTCTGCATTTGGTAATAAGACAACTGCTGATTTAACTGAAAACACAAATTTATACTATACAGATACAAGAGCTAATTCAGCTATAGATGCTAGAGTAACTAAAGCATTTATTGATGCTCTTGGAATACAAGCAAATACTGTAGC